TCTGGCCAGGTAGCGAGATCAGTCTTTACGACGCAAACGGATCCAACACCAAGTACAAACAGAAATTCTATGAGCACCCTCCCAAGTGGCCGGACACTTCCTCCTTCTGTGGCAACCTCCCCCTCTTACGCACCATGCTGGACTACAACGGGGTGGAGCAATATCAAATTTTTGATGCCGAACAATTGCCGCTTGCCGCTTTGCCCGGACCTTATGACTTGATCTACGGGTTTTACAGTATCGGCTTTCACTGGTCGCTCGAATACTACCTGGACGACCTTGAGCCTTTGTTCCATGAACGCACTTTACTGGTTTGCACGCTGAACAAGAACTTTCGTTCCTTTCCCCGGCTCGAGCAGTTTTCAACCCGCGTTCTGGAGTGTCGCGAAGTGAAGAAGAACGCACATCCTCTTCGCCTGTTGCTGTTGAGCAAAGGCCTCCTGCCGGCGATTGGGCTTTCCCTCGACGAGGCCTTTCCCCGATAAAGGCTGCAAGCCGCCACTTGTTATCATTGAACTGTGTGCGGCCGCTACGTTCGTAAGTCAACCCGAAGAGAGATCGCCGCATGGTTCGGCGTCGAGGATGACGAGGCCGTGGCCTGGGGCCCGAGTTACAACGTCGCGCCGCAGAGCTTCCAACCCGTCGTGCGCCTGAGCCGCGACACAGGAACGCGCGAGATCGTGCTCATGCGCTGGGGCTTGATTCCCTATTGGTCGAAGGACACGAAGATCGGCTACTCCACCATCAATGCCAAAGCCGAGACCGCGGCCACCGCCCCTGCTTTTCGTGAGGCCTTCAGGCGCCGCCGCTGTCTCGTACCCGCGGACGCATTTTATGAGTGGCAAAAGCTGGACGCCAAACACAAGCAACCGTTTGCCATCGCGCTCGCCGATCGCGAGCCTTACGCCTTCGCCGGGCTGTGGGAGCGATGGAAGAACCCTTCGACCCGCGAATCACTGGAGAGCTTCTCCATCATCACTACCGATGCCAACCAGGTCGTTGCCCCGCTGCACAATCGCATGCCGGTCATTCTCGAGCCCAGGGATTATGAACGCTGGCTTAGCGCCGGCGATCGGGCGCAGCCGCCGCTGGACCTGCTGCGGTCGTTCCCGGCCGGACGGATGATCGCCTGGAAGGTGGACAAAGCAGTGGGCAACGTACGCAACGACACCGCGCAGTTGCTTGAGCCTCGGGCGCCTACTGAGGACTGCGATAATCCAGAGCTTTTATCACTTTGTTGACTCGGCTCTTCCGTTAAGAAAAGCTACACATGGCAACAGTGCAAATGCACTTGTCACGCAAGATGCAATCAAGCCAGACTTAACTACTCCTGTCCGACACATCTGTTGTGTCAGATCGCGTGGAGCAGAATCGCGCGAGATATTTTCTGTAGGGGGAGAGGCGGCTCCAGCTTTCAGTGCAGGTTTTCGTCGAACAACGACTGCACGGGCTCCGCCCCGGTAAGAGGAGAAATGGTCTAACTCCCGTAGCCTCAAGCCAGATCGGGCGGGAATGCATGAGAAACCGCCCTCCGAGGGGGCAGCAGGCGCCGGCCCTTGAACCATAAATAAGCGTTGCATAATAGACAACACGTAAGGTTACGTAAACAAAGTAGCATAAATTGTTTGAGAGACTTGTTACTTACGACGTATCCGGAATAGTGCTTATGATTGTTGCGTGGTGGCGAATGGTGAACGATACTGCTCTCAGTTAAGTCGTAACTATTGCAGAAATAGTTATGTTTGGAAGGGTCGCCTTCTTCCCGGCTGACCGCTTCTTTTTTGCCTTTGGTGCCTCCCCCACCAAGAAATCGGAGATGTTATGAGCCCTCTTCGGAGACATGGCGGAGGACGTCCTCGCTCTGCCCATTCCGTCCTAGACGTTGCAGAGCGCTGGGGTATATCGGAAAGAGCCGCGCGCCGGCTGGCTGCGCGCAAACTTGGTGACGATGCAATGGCTGTCCTGGTGAGCGTGAGCAAACGCTACGCGGCCGCGCAGCGTCATGAGATTGCCTCACAGGGAAAATACACCGGAGGCATGAGAGCCCTGGGCATGCGCAGCCGCATTCCAGCGGCTCGGATATGAGCCCGGGGCAAGCTGTCCAAACCCATGCGCGCCGGCGGCATGTGAAAGACCGCGCTCGGCAGCGGTTCGGTCTGGAAGTGGGCAGGCACGTGCGGCAAACGCTGATCCGCCGGGTCCACACGGGGGATGTGAAGTATGCGTGCAAAGTTTCAAATTCGCGCACGGTGGTAGTGCTCGATTATGCCAGCGTTGAGATGGCATTTCTCTACAGCAGCGTTACCAAGGACATCGTCACGTTCCTGCCACCCGATGCGCCGGAAACTACCGAATGGCGCCGCTCGCAATCCGAGGCTCTGGGCCTATTTCGCCCCCGGCAGTGTGGGCGGGATCGGCAGTGACTGTGAGCTCGCCGCCCGCCAGCGTAGCCGCGGAGACGGCAATCCTGGGCGCGATCCTGCTGAACAACGGGCATTACCAGGAGGCGGCAGGCCGCATCGAGGCGGCGGACTTTTCCCTGGATTCGCATCGCCGCGTCTTCTTGCGCATGGGCGAGCTGCTGATCGATGGCAAGAGCGTCGACATTGTGACGTTGGCCGAGCAGTTACAGCGTAACAAGGAACTGCCCGCGATTGGCGGAGTGGCCTACCGCGCCAGCCTGACCGAGGGTCTGCCGCGACGGCTTTCCATCGAAGAATATGTTCGCATCGTGAAGGACAAATCTCTTCTGCGGCAAACCATCGTGGAGAGCAACCGGGTAGGCGCGCTGGCCGGCGACCAGTCTGGCCGCGCTGAGGACGCGCTGGCCGAGGCCGAGTCTGCCTTCCGCAGGATTGCCGGCAAGGCCAAAAGCGCACCGTCATGGAAAGCTGACCGAAGTGCAGGAGCAATACTATCTCCGCGCGCTGGCCGAGATCATAGATGCGCCGTTGTACATCGATGATCGACCAGGTAGACCGCTGCGTTGATCAGAGCCAAGGCGGCGCGGTTGCAAGCGAATGCCGGGTTAGATCTGGTAGTCGTTGATTACCTGGGGTTGATGGCGGGTGAGCGCAAGGGAATGGAAAACCGCGAGCAGGTGGTTGCAGGAATCAGCCGTGCGATGAAGGGACTGGCGAAGCGTCTCGACGTGCCTGTGATTCTGCTATTGCAATTGAACCGCGAACCTTATAAGCGAGCAGACAGGCAGCCCATTCGCTCCGATCTTCGCGAGTCGGGCGCCATTGAGCAGGATGCCGACATGGTCCTCTTTCTGCATCGCTAGGAATGCTACAACCGCGAAGACCCATCGCTGGCAGGCAAGGGCGAACTGATCATTGCCAAGGCGCGCAACGGGCCGCTAGGCACCGTGCACCTGAACTACGACGCTCGTAGCTGCAGGTTTTCGAGTGAGAGGGAGTAAAGGTAGCGCTGGTTATGAGGTTGAAGGGTTTTTCCGGAACGAGCAACCATTCCGCAGGGCAGGCTATCGTAAAAGTGTGAGGCGTAATTAGAACCAACTACCTGCGTCAAGCCGTAGTCCTTGTAAACGGTATAAAATGCAGTTAACGCATTGCCGATCGCAGGAATTCAGATATTTTATGGAGGACCCTTAACTTGCGTAGGAGCCAATCGTATGAAGGGCCATCGTCAAGCGTTCGCATTTGCGACCGCAGTTTTAGCATTACCACTTCTTGTCTATTCCCAGAATGCAACCGATCAAAGTATGCAGGGTTCTCAGGCGCCCATTGCCGGCCATCATGAAGCCACACTGATGAAACCTGCGCGTGCCGTCCTGGTTCACAGTCTGGATGCCGACAAAGATCAGTCCGGTTGTGCAGTTAGCGCTCGGCTCCAACAGAAGGTAACTCTTACCAACGGGACCGAATTGGCCAAAGGCACGATGCTGCTTGGGAAGGTGACCACGGACGACATGCAGCAGCGAGGCATATCGAAGCTGGCGCTTCGCTTCGACCAGGCACACCTCAAGAACGGAACAATTGTGCCTATTAGAGCTACGATCGTGGGCCTCTTTAGTCCCCAGGAGGGCGGCACAGAAATAAACTCTGCAGACTACAACAGCGGCGAGGTTCCTAATGATTGGACCGCCAAAACGCTGCAATTGGATCAGTTGAACGTCGTCCCTGGCGTAGATCTACACAGCAAAATCTCGAGCAGGAACTCAGGCGTCTTTGTCTCCACCAAGAAAAGCGACGTCAAGCTCAGCGAGGGCAGTGAGATTCAGTTCGCCATCGCCCCCGGGACGAGTTCGGCGAATTCTGCAATGTCGAATAAAGGACAAAGCGGCATGCCGGCTGGCGAGTAGCAGAATCGGTCCTGGCTAGCCCATGGCTAGCCGGATTTCTACCAACGACTCCAAGCAATCGAGGGCGGAGCTTGATGTCAAACAGCGGAAAGTGCAACCGATCCGCGGGTGCCCATCCTTGCCGGTGTTTTTCCGGCAAGGGTGGGATACCACGAATCGCCATACACACCGTTGCGTATCCCACCCCTGAGCCCGACCAACGGGTTCAAGGACCCCGGATTTCCTACTGCACGGCCCCAGCCAGCCGGGGACCGCATGCAGTTCGTTGACTTCACCAGGCCGTACAGGAAATCCGGGGGGATGGCGCACCCGTCGTTTTGTCGCGCCAACTACCGTGCGCAACAACACACTGCAGCCATTCGCTCAACCCCGGTGAGAACTGCCGGCTAGACATCCGGCCATCTTGATGGCGAGAGTGTTAGAGTCGCCGCATGCCTCCCCGCCGCCCCAACCCCATCCTTCCCGTGGTGCGGATCGGCGCCTCTTCACGGTCCAGTTCCTCTGCCTTCTGCTGCCACCGGATCGCAGCCGAGCCTAGATCCAGTCCGCGCACTGCGTGCTGCAGCATTAACTCCCGCGGCTGCGTCGCCTGCTGAATAAACGTATACAACGCATAGCGCGTCTCATCGGCAACGTCATCCAGCGGATCGCCGGCAATCTTGCGAATGTCTCCGGGCCTAGTATCGTCATGCATGCGCGTGCGCAGGGCTTCGAAGCTCCGCGGGCACACATCGGTGATCTCGAACTCGCCCGTGCGCAGCATCCGGTAAAGCAACTGCCACCCGCCCAGCCGATCGTTCGACGCCCGCTCGCAGACGATCTCCCACGGCTCCAGCACCTCATTGATCTGGTCGGCAATGGTATGGCCGTCGCCGATCTCCTTGAAGTTGGCAGGGTCAAGATAAGCGGCCACGATGCGCCGCCTCTGCCCGTTTTCATTGGGCTTGATAAAGGAATCCACCACCATCTTCGCCAGCTCATACGCGGGCACGTGGGGCACCACCAGCTCGCCGATCTTGCGGATGCGCCCTTCTGGAAACTCCGGGCCTTCGTCCTGGTCCAACAGGCGCGAATCGACGCCGTGTATCTCTACCTTCTGCCGCACCTCCGCCGGGCCGCGGACGTAGAGCCCCACCGAGGAAGAGGACTTGCCGTAGCCGTAGTCGATGGAGAGGAAGTGGTTGTGCCACCACTCCACGCCGGCCTCGGCCAAAGGGCGCACGATGCCTGCATGCACAAAAGGGAAGTAGGCGCCCTCCAGCGTGCACCAGCAGCCCTGCTCCATCGCTGCCGCTGCGCCGCCTGACATCATGTGCAGGCGCTTGGTGTAGTGGACGTCCAACAGATTGTGATCGGAGAGTTTGCCCGGAATAAAGGCAACGGAGAAGGGAATTGCGGCTCCATCGGAAGGCCAGCAGCGGTCACGGTAGAGTTGGCCCGGCTGCGCCGAGTTATGCCGGTTGTGCACCGGGCAGTGGCCGCGGAGAAATAATGTCTGGTGCCAGGAGGCGCCCACATTGCCGGGATTTGAAGTGAGCCTCATGCGCAGCCGCAAACTCGCATCGGTCGAGCTCAAGCGGCCCAGGATGTTGCGTACCTGCTTTTCTGTGTGCAGCGTCGATTCGTCAAAGCCAATGAAGGAATAGCGCGGCCCCAGGTACTTCCACACGTCGTCGTCCGTCTTCATGTAAGCGAAGCGGATCGTCGCCCCCGAAGGGAAGCTCCACGTCCATTTGGGAGAGCCCACGAAAATGCCGCCCAGGGGCGGGTAGAGCCGGCGGGTCTTGTCGATAATGTCCGTCATCTCCACGAAGGAGGAGCGGAAGACAATGGCGCGCAGGTTGGGGCTCTCGTACTCCTGCACCGCGTCCATCAACATGGTTTCGGTTTTGAGCGACCCGGCAGAGCCGCCGAAGAGCAGGATGTCCGCTTCCGAATCGAGCGCTGCCTGTTGCGCGGCCGTGGCCGGCATCCAGCGATAGTCCGTCTCTGTATCGGATCCAGTCATGACGCAACGGGTCCATCGATGGCAGCAAAGCCAGATGGGTGCCCCACGTTCGCGTGTGCGGCTTTCTGAGAAGAAACAATTCCTCGATTAAGCCGCGGTTGGTGTTGGGCACGGCAGGAAACACCACGAAAAGGCGGGAATCGCTTCCACCTAGACCGCTCTCCTACAACCCCGATCGTTACGTGGAGTGGCAGGCGCCGGTGAGCGCCGCGGGGAGAGCAATGGAAAAAAATCATTGTCGTCCCACGTCAGGTCTGTCGCTCCGAGCATCCTGGTTGCGCACGCCGTCGGGACCAGCTTCTTCGATGGTCTTTTCCATCAGGAGCCGTCCCATCCATGCCGATTGGTAAATCTCCGGCGTAGGCATTCGTTTCATGCTGTTTTTATGCTTCTCGGCCGCCGCCAGGGCCAGCTCTTCACGAAGCGAATCGGGTGCCTTGAGCTGTCCGGAGATGCTTCCTTTGGTGACCTGCGGCTCCAGGTTGGCCAGTTCCCAATACCTGCCTAGAATCTGGTCGCGGCCGATCTCCATCCAAGGCACCAGACGGGCCTTGCCACCTTCCTCCTCGGTTCTCTCCCAAAGAGGGGCTTGAGTTCCCGGTGGCATGGGTTGCTTGTTCATCTTGACAACTCCTGATCTGGTATTTTTCCTGGGGAAACGCATCTCGGAAGGTACGGCGATGTCGCAGCATCTCGCTTTGGCACGCCATTTGTGTAATATTTGCTTCCATGGGAAGCAAAGATAAAGGCAAGCGCGAAACCAAGAAGGCACCCAAGCCTAAGCCCAAAGTAGAGCCCGGACGCAAACGCGGGGAAGACAGCCGCCTCGGTGGCCCGCCGCCAAAGGTATGATCGCAAAGGGCTGATCGCAGAGCTATTTTATTGCAGCGGCTCGCCTTCAGCGCGACGCTGGGGCCGCGCCCGATCCGGACGGCGCAGATCTTTCCGCCGCACGGTAACGTTACGTCCGTCTTCCGTGCGCACACGCGCGATTCGCATGTTCGGATCCACATAGACGACTCTCGCCGGAGTGCCGTCGGTCAACCTAACCCTGGAGCCCTTCACCACTCGATCCGCCCACGTATTTTCGAGCCCGGAAGAGCCCGCACTGCTAACTCCATTTCTGGAGTTGAATCGCTCCATGGCAGCGTCATTGATTGCCCGTGCGGCCGCCCTCACCTGGCCGGCGCTCTTGCCCGCGAGTTCCGCGTTGCGCGCCTCTTTGTAGTCGTGGTGTTCCTGCCGGTTTGCCTCGAAGACTTCTCGCGGGACGATCTGTAGCTCCTCTGATGCCCCATTGGGCATCTGCACCTGGAGGGAGTAGCTGCGATAGCGATATTCCGGATCGCCGAAGGCGAAGTTGTCCTGCTGCCGCAACACGGGAAAATGCTGCTTTACTGCGGCCAGCACCGCATCCTTCGCCCGGGGCGAGTCGACCGCGACCTGTGCCGCACCATAGTCGCTTACCGTTTCTGCAGGCTGCCCCTGCCCGGAAATCTTCTCCGCCAGGCGCGCGGGCTTCTTGGCATCACGGGTCGCCGCCAGCGTCGCGCCTGGGATATCCCTGAGCACCTCTTCCAGCCTGGACTTGTACGCCGGCATCGCATCGGTCGCCAGCGCCTGGTTGATCGCAGGGTTATCCGTCGGCTGCACGATCTTGCGGCCGGAGCCGGGTTCGATGGAGCCCGCCACTTGCGGACGCACGATGAGTTGTTGCATCTGCGGCAACAAGCGTCGCTCGCGCGCTGTTCTACGTGCCGCTGCCTCCGCTCGCGCGCTGACCACGTGCGTGGCAGTGGGTTCAAACCCCAGCTCGGCAAGGGAGCGGGCGTCGCTTCGCGCCGGGGAACCAACGGGCTCAAAGCCAAGCCTATGGAGTGGATGTGCGGCCATGGTTGCTTTCACAAATGGATGCCTACGAGTGAAGTACCTGGTTGGATTACCGGCGTAATTGGGTAGCAACCTCTCGCTTTACGCCGGGTTAGCACCGTATGAAAGGTGGTTGTACGGAGGAACGATGAAGACGAAATGGATAGCGAGTGTGATCTTGGCTTCGGCACTTACGGCTCCGGCCTTTGCAGGCGTTGGTATATATATCGGCGTTGCGCCACCACCGATTCGCTATGAGGCCCCGCCTCCTATACCGGGTCCGGGCTACGTTTGGGTGGATGGATATTGGAACCCTGTGGGGGGAAGATATGTGTGGGTCCCGGGCGTTTGGCGGAGACCGCCTTACGCGGGAGCGTACTGGAACCACCCTCACTATGATCATTACCCGCAGGGATGGGCGCTCCACGAAGGTCACTGGGACCATGAAGACCACGGCGACCATCACGATTGGGGACAGCGGTAGTTAGCAGCCACGTGTTTTCTCAACGGAGGCTCGACCCTTAGCGTCGGGCCTTTGTATTGCTGGCCGGCCTTATCTGCTTATCCTTCGTCCAACACTTCGAGATTTTTATCTATCTGCTGAGCCAGCCGAAGGTTAGCCTTGGGTAGATAACCCGCTTGGCCGTGCGAGGAAACCTTCACGTACTGGGGATCGCCGCTGCGGTCGGGCGTTGCTATGGGTGCCGAGTTCACGAAGTATCCTGCGAGGCCGCTGCGCATCGGCATACTCTGCTCGGGTCTTGCCGGCTTCACCTCATCGTAAGCAGGGGCCCGCGACGGGATCGCCTGTGAGGGGGGCTTTGCCAGGCTGCCTGTCAGCGGAGTGGATTCTCCCGGACCGCTCGCGGGAGCATGATTGGGCGGCGGCAGCACCAGGCTCTGCGCCTCCGCCGGCGACAGGATCTTTTTGAGCAGCCTGCTTGTTTCGTCTTCACCGGAAACAAAAGTGCTGTAATCCTGATCGTCTGCCATTGTTATAGTTTTCCTGCAGCCTTGCCCAGGTTGCCGGCAACGCTGTTGCCAACCTCATCCCAGAAGCTGGGCGTCTGTGCCGCGTGGGTCTCGTCGCTCAGATCGCTATCAGCCGCGTTCGAAGACGCGCCGTACAGTGCCTGATTCGCCTGGATCGGTACCGCGGACGCGCCAAGCCCTGTCTGGTTATAACCAGCCTCATCCGAGATGCGCTGCTGCTGCGCGTTTGCCTGAGAGCTTGCCAGGTTGCGCGTGTTCTGTTGAGCGTTTGACGCTGCTGTGGCCGCATCGGCGGCGCTGTTTTGCCCTGTCCGAAGGGCCTGCGATTGCAGCGCACCCTGGAGCGAGTTCGAACCCGCATCGGAGACATTGGCCAGGCCACTGTTGATGGTCTGGTCGTACTCGCCTCCCTTGGTATAGGGATTGCCAGAGACGAAATTTGCCAGTTGGTTGTTGTAGTTGCCGATGGCATCTTCCGTCGAGCCGAAGGCCGACTGCGCGTTGCCAAAGTTGGTTGCGTTCTCGTTCGACCCCGTGTTGAATGCTTGCGTGGATTGGCCTCTGCTCATCCCGATCTCCTGTGGAGGTTGGTGGTGCTGGTACGTTTCATGCGCCTTTCCTTATTGAAAGGCGCACACGCGGATCTGTCCAGGTGCTGCGTGGCAGGAGATCGGGATCATGCTCTCCCCCTCAGGTCTTTGGCGAAATGGGCTAACTCGCGGTCGACACAGTCGAATCCCGCGCGCCGCAATGGCTTCTGGATCATCTTCTTGAGTTGCCGGGGTACAAAACACTCCAGCCAGCGAAAACCCTGGAGCTTCAAAACATAACTAAGCCCTTCTATCTCCCGGCGGCAGAACGCGGTCGCCTTGGGGTCGCATCCAACAAAACGCAGCTCCGCGATCGTTTCCACGTAGATACAGTTCCTGATCGTTCCGCTCTCTTCCACGCCGACCAAGGCGATGGCAATCGCGGGACCGAACAGGTCAGGCAATTCGTAATTGGTTCCCTGTGCGGCCTGATGCTCCAGGTGCAATCGCTGAATCGCCGGCCAGTCTTCCCGGGTCGCTTGACGCAGCGTGATGCGCCTCATCTCACCCTTAGCCCATGTTTGCCGGCATAGGTAAGCATCTGCCGCTGCGACGTATTCAGCGCCTCATTCACGCCGGCGATAGCGGCCGCCGGGTCCAGCGTCTCCAGGTTGTCTTTGGGATGGACCGCTCCGCACGCCGGGCACGAATCATGGCCAATGGCAAGCTGTATCAGGTGCCGGTGGCCCCGCTCGTCGCGCAGCTCGATCACATGAAAGCCGCTCGCCATGTCTACATACTGCTCGTGCAGGCTATACATCCGCGTAGAGCCTCCCTCCGTTGTTGCCCGTTGCTCCGCCACCGCCGGCGGCGCCGCCGCTCACTCCACCTGAAGCGGTCACCGTAGGCGTGCTGGAGTAGCCGCTGCCCGCGCTGCCTGGCGTGACCTGTGTAACTGCGCCGGCCGACACCACCGCGGTCGCTGTCGCGCCACTGCCGGAGCTATCCGTAATTGTCAGCGCAGGCGCCGCCGTGAGCCCGTTACCGGGGTTGATGATCTGGTAGGCGACGATCGCGCCGCCGCTCACTACGGCATGAATCACGGGCAGCACCAGACCGCTCCCGTTAGCGATGACCGATATCTTCCCCACTGGCACCCAGGCATCAGGAAATGTCTGCGCCAGTTGCGGCTTGAGCTGATACTTTTGCCCGTCCCACACCACGAACCCATTCGTCGCGTAAGCGACATTCATGATGGACCCCGCGGCAATCACCTTGGAACTACTGCCCAGAATCGAGGTCCATAAAGTACCGACCCCACCCGACCCGTAGATGCGCACCGTTGCCGTACTGCCATTGGCGACCGAGTCCACGGTCGCATAGTTCGACTGGTTGAGAGAGAGATTGCTTGCCGTTGCCGCCGAGCTCACCAGGCCGGAGCTGACCGCGCCAGGCTGAGCGATATAGCTGGTCCAGTTTTGCTGGTTATAACTTGACCGCAGCCGCCAGTAGAGGGTCACGCCCGGGTTAGGGAAGACATAACTCGTATTCGTGCTGACCGGGTAAGTCGTCACACCGGAGACAAAGTTGGCCACCGGTGAGCTGGATATCTCCTGGTAGATAGGCGCGTTGGTCGCATTGCGCAGCGCGGCGGCTCCTGAAGCGTTCTGCGGTGTCGTGATGGAGACGGTAAAGCTTCCGTTCGCTCCGCTCACTGCAAGCTGCGAAGGCGCCGGTGGTGAGGTAAATGCGGCCGGCGTCGCGTCGATCTTCTCGATCGGCGCTGTGCCCGTCTGCGCGTAAAGGGACTGCAGCGCCAGATGAATGCCGGTCAGGGTCTCCCGCAGATCGCTGTTTTCCCGGGCCGCGGAGTTGATCTGCGCCAGGTTAACCTTAAGTGCCATCGCCGCTCCTGCCCGTGTACAACGGACGCGTGAAGAGGCTGCAATACTTGAGCGCAAACCAGGCGTTCGCGACCGCTCCATTGGTGAAGCGCATGCGGAAGCGCTCATTTTGTCCCCGGGCGCCACCGTCGTAGCCTTTCCAGTTTTCCGGCGTCAGCGGAAAGGGCGCCAGCTTAATCTCGTTACTGCCCGTGGCGTTGCTTCCTTCGTCCGTCTGCTGAGAGTCTGCATAGCTTCTCGCCACCATAACGGATACGGTCATCGAACCCTGGCCCAGCGCATTGATGCTGACGCCGCCCAGCATCGACACATCCATTAAGTCCTGCGTGCTGGTGGTCTCGTATTGGCAGGTAATCCCGCTCCCGTTGTCGTTGTAAACGCCGGTCGCAATCATCTGCACTGTCCCATCGGGAGAAGAGGAGCCAATCAGCACCTGAGACTGCCGTAGGGCCCCGAATGGCGAGGCATTCCCCGGCAGCTGGCGCTCACAGCGCACGGCCACCGATCCGGCCACGTCATCCAGACTCCACTTGCGCGCCGCGCCCATAGCGACCTCTCGGCCCGCATACTGGCTGAAGTGGATGGGTCCCGACAGGCCTTCCATGTAGTTCATGGTCAGTGTCTGGTTGGGCACCGTCGCGTTCCCCACCGGGATGCCGATCCGGATCTCCTTGTTCTCTTCATCTACACAGCACCAGATCACATGCTGGTAATCCCAGTTGATGTTCTGCCACAGGGTAGGGATCTCCTTGGTCATCAGCTTGGGCTGCGCTTCACTGGGCGTGTAGGCGTACGCACCGCTGCGATGCACGAAGAACAGGAACTCGTTGGTGACGCAAACAGCCCGCGGCCCACATGGCCCTACGCCCTCCCACCGCTGCTGCACTGACCAGGTGGACGGATCGGTTGCTGTCGGCGAGATGGTGAAGCCAGAGCGCTCTTTCAAGGAGAAGAGCGTTCCCTGAAATTCGCGGGCGCAGATGCATCGCTGTCCATTGCCGTTCGCTACCTGGATTGGGCTGGTATCGCCGTAGTAGGACTCCGAGTCGGCGGCCAGCGAGATGTAGTGGCCCGATCCATATCCGTCCACACCGCTTAGCACCACGCGATCGTTCGATGGCGAATAGTACACATCGACCGCCGCCGGGGGGACCACGCAGCGCAGCCTGTCCGTCATGTCGGTCGAGGTCTCCGCTTCCAGAAACTCGTCGGTGAAGTTGAAGAATGCGGTCGTAGTCGTGTTGTCGCCGATCACCGTCGCCGCCATCGCGATGCCGGCGCTCACCGTCGCCGCGGGAATGTAGAAGAACGGGCCCACATTCGTGCCGTCCGCAACCGTGAATCCGATCGTGCGGTTGATTATGTTGCCTGATCCAATCGGAATGTTGGCCATGTACAGTTCGTAGCCCGGTACATCCACGCTGACGGAGGTAAAGGCCGGAACCGTGCCGCTCAGGTTTCCGTTGCGATTGGTGAAGGCGATGCTGGCATAGCGAAGGCCCGGGCTCGCGTCTGCTGCGATATTGCCCGCCGCCCCTGAGGTGTTGGACACTGGAGGAGCCGGCCCGCTCGCGGAGGCAATAATCGTGGCGGTTGTAAGCGGCTGAAATGATCCCACGAACGCGTAGGTGTTGGTAGCAGGCGCGGCGGCTCCGGTGGCAACGTCGGCCTCATAAAGATTCACTCCCGTAATCTGGCATAGCGTGGAGGGAATGGGAACCTGTACTGCGTCGTCGAGGATGGTGTTGATCAGCGTTCCGGCAACCGAGGGCAGCGTCTCCCCCGATGCATTGGTGAAGGTGGCAATCACGTAGACATCCCGCCCAGCAGGAAAGCTGCCCGAGCTCGACGCGCGTTCGACGGTAGGTGTCGATGGGGGCTGCAATCCGCCCGGAGTGACCCGAGCGGTATTCGAGGATGGCGGCGCAATCCCGCTTGCCGTTGTCGTCACCGTGACCGTGGTGCCAAGCGCAAAATTCCCTACCTTGGCAAAGCTCGCCGAAGAGGGAGCTGCGGCGCCCGTGGCGACGTCCGCCTCGTATACGTTGACGGATACCGGCTGATACGCCGCGGCCAGCCCACGAATCCACCCCGCCAGGCTGGACAAGGCTGGTACCGTGAACTCCGCGGCATCATTCAAATTGGTGTTGACCAGGATGCCCGGAGCCGAAGCAATCGACTCTCCCTGTGCGTTGACGTAGGTCATCTCCAGGTAGACATCGCGGCCCGCGGCGAAAGCTCCGCCGCTTGCAACCCTGCCGGGCTGCGGCGAGTTGGGCGCCGGCAGCCTGTTCACCAGCACCGGCGTCAGCTCTTCCCAGCTTACGCCGCCATCCGTAACCGTCGCGTTTTCCGAAAGCGGCCACACTGGCTCCGTGGTGGACGTCGTCCCCGCCACGATGCATCGGTAGAGGTGTCCATTGCCACCCGCCGCAGTTGGTTGGACGTACTCGCCCACGACATACGCCGTGGACTTCAGCCAGGATGCACCGAGAGGTTTCTGCCCATACGGGTCAAGCTCCTCCGTGCTCAGCCCATAAACGTTGATCGGAGCCGAGGGTGTCTTCAGGTCTGAATACGCGATCAGGGCCCGGTTATAGGCCTCGGTCACGATCGCGTGCGCGTTCGCCGGCTGGCTCACCAGCGGCCCCTGCACCCGCACCAGTTTTCCGCTGCCTGCCGGCCTTTCGACCAGCAGATAGCCGTCAGTATCGAAGACCATTGGTACCTGGAAGAGCGTCTCGCCAGGATTCTCCGGGGTATAAATCAAAGAAGCCAGGCCGGTAATAGGGACCTGGTTTGGTCCCTGCATGACCGTCTGCAGGCCGTAGCGTGTGGCCACGGTCGTGAGTTGAAATCTGCAGTTCCTGCAGACCGCCGCAACGCCCATAGGCAGCACGGTCGGATCGTCATTGTCTACGAGCCCACCAAAGCGAGTGAACTCGTGCGGGATGAAGCCGTCAAAGTTCATTTAGCTTTTAGACGCGCCGCTTCTGCATGGTAAGAATCACATTGCCGCTCGTCACCGCTGTGTTGTAAGCACCGGAGACGATCGCCCCCCCGGGGGCATACACGTTAATAAGAAACGCATTCACCGTCGACCCGGAAACTTTCGGCTGCACATAATAACCGCCGATGTCTTCCAGGTAAACCGCCGGGCCCAAAGATAGCGGAAGCTCGAAGACGCCCTCTACATCGAGGCCATTCGCGTTAGTCAGCGTCGTTAAGTTGAGGGGATCGCCACCGGTGGTGAAGCTCCCGCTGAAAGTAAGCTGGATGAAGACGGTAAAGTTACGATCCCCCGCCCCAGCTGTGTAATCGATGATTGCTCCTGAAACTGCCATGATTTCTCCTTATTAAGAGTTGAGATAACTATTGCCCGTAAGATCCGCGCCGCCGGGTCTGTCTCCCAGCCCGGCGCACCTGGCCCTGTTCGGCGCGGACGAGTTGCTCCATGATTTCGTCCATGCCCTCCAGTGCTTTTTGTTCATACTGTCTCGTCCACGCATCGTTGCCGCGTACTGTGGCAATCAGCGCTGCCGTGCCATAGGCGACGACGTAGCCGATGCGCGGATGCGAGATCAACACGCTCTCATCGCTGGTCAGCGGTTGCGGCCCAAATTCGCCCCGGACGCGAAGGTCTACGGCGATGGAGGAATTCGTAAGCCAGATGACCTCGCTGCGGAACTCCCATCCGGCGATGCCCTCGCGCGGCTGCAGGTCGGGAAGGACTTCGTAATTTGTCACCAGCCGGTAATAGGAAGGGTCATCGCCCGCCGGCTTCCAATCGATGCGCAGCGGCTGGTCGGTGAGTGCGGCCAGGGGGCCGGCGCCCGTTTGATAGGGTCCCAGGTTTGGGGTACCCGGAGGAATACCAGGCACCTCAACCACGGCGATGTCCCACGAGGATTGCGTCGATGCAAGTTGTGAGTTGGCATCGTCATAGACCTCGCTAATCAAGGGCACGACGAAGTCATCGGTCAGATACGATCCCTGGGGATCATCCAGCAGATTCCGTACCCGCGCCTTTACCTGGCCCAGCGTCCAGCTCACGGGGCGCCTGCCTTGCCCTTTGCCTTATCGCGGTCCGCCTTGATCTGGTTCACTGTCTTCCACTCCTCCGCGGTCAGGCGATCCATCTCCACCGCGCCGTAAGCGATACGCGTGTTCTTGTAGGCCTGAATCACATTGAAGATGTGACCGCAGTTCACGCAAAGAATTGCCCCGGCCTTGGGCGTCGTTGCGCAGCTTGGGCAAGGCTCCGGCTGCTTTTCGGTGAGCGTGTTGGCCTGCATGACCCAGCGCGGCAATTCGGGAATCAGCCCTTCTTCTAGCGCCAGGCGTGCCATATCGCGATGGGTGTCGTTCACGTTCATGCGCTGCGAGTCGTTCTCGTACCAGGCATTGGCCGACTGCAGCCGGTTCAGAATGGACGAATTACGCTTCTTCCGGATGGCCGCCAGCGTCTCGTGGAAGTCGCGCTCGCGAACCTCTACGTAAAACTCTCCCCGCTCGTTGTAGGCAACCTCGGGAACGCGGATCATCGCGCCTTTCTTGAAGCTGGCCGGGTCGTGATCGCCGACATAGCAGAGCACTCCACCGAAGCCGCCGTCCTGCTGCACGTATTCGCGAATATATTCGGCCGCCAGCACCAGCGGAATCGCCGGCACCGGTTCCATCTGCATCATGTTCTGCGCATCGCAGCCCAGGTCTTTATGGCCCCAACGCGTCTCCCGGATCAGGTGGATGGTGTAAGGCTTGCCCGGAGGGCACGGGGCAATCTCCTCCGGAAAAAAGACACCGCCATTGATTTTTAATGAAAAGGGGTTCAGGTTGAGGATGGTGACGGGCTTGTCGGCTTCCGCCTGTTTGAGCAGCCGCTGAATCTCGGCATACCGTTTGACGGTCCAGCGCTGGCCGGGGTCGCGGAACTTGCCGGGATCCTTGCCCAGCAGTGCCTCCGCATTCGCTCGCTGCATTTCCGGAGTAATAACAACTGTTGCCATCGATCAAGCTCCTTGAGTGCTAAGTTTCGGGACAGGTTAAGACGGGTGCCCACGTTCGCGACGCGTACCAATGCTCACGTGTGCGCTAGAGAATCCCAATATGCTCGTTAGCATTCCCCGTGCGGCAGGCCAGGTCCTGCCTCCAACGGCTGGCGGCGAGGCTACTGCTGTGCAAAGGCGAGATATGATCGCGCATCATGGCGTCATACTCGATCTTCCGTTTCGCCTCCGCCTTTTCTTCTTCATACTGGAACCGCAATAAGTACTCTTGGGCCCTGGACTCCGCGCTTCCACGGCGGTTGTTAATGCCCGCGCTATACTGCGCAATCAAATCCCGCAGCGTGTCGGTCGTAGGCGCCTTGGGCCAGGGTCCAAAGATCATCTCGTAGTCGCCACATTCGGGATACGGTCCCAGCATCGGAGTAAACCCGTCGACCGCCTTGTACGAATACCACTCCGCCTGCGTGCCATAACTTGAGGCAGGGAACCACTTCTCCAGCACCCACCCTGGGGCGTGGGGATATTTTTTTACCTCGCGCATCTCGGTGACCACGCGGATCGGACGGTTGTCATGGCGCGAGAAGGTACAGCCCGGCGCCTCTGGATTGGCCTCAAAGTTCAGTCCGCCCTTCTCCGCCGTGGAGAGCCCTGGAGCCCAATCCCGGTAAACGCCCGACTCCTTTACCAGCCGGTCGCTACCGACGAGCAGTCTCCATCGCGGCTTACCGAAAGGGTTCTTTCCACCGTAGCTGGTAAGAAATTTTTGCGTTTCTCTGGGCACGATATGGCTCATGATGGGCCGCCATTGTGTGTGAAGGGTGCCGTCTTCCTGCCGTACCAGTTTGCTGACATTGTGGCGTCCGTGCTCTCCAGGTGGTATCCCACAACCTCAGGGATCAACCCGCGCTTCGCCCGCGGCCACGTCTTGGCAAACACCATGTCGCCGCGTCCCGCGTCAGTATGTGCAACCGGGTATGCGCAAACGCCGGAGACCGTCGGGCACCACATCTGAAAGAACCCGATGGGAATATATCCCCCGCCGTCCTTGCTGGTGACGCGCGTGCCCAGGGGAAAGGCGTTCAAATGAACGTAAGCGTCGCATTCATGCTGCAGGGAAGGCATCTCCAGAAAACTGTCCCATTGTGCATAGCCCTTCACACTGAAGCGGTCGATGCCATAGATCATGCTTGGGTCGAGGTTAGCATTCTGCAGCAGCAAGCGCGTCTGTGGGGGCAGCCAGATATCCGCGTCAAGATGCACCACCCATGCATCCCGGTCGAGCCGGCTTAGGCCCTCATTGATGCCGGCCCCCTTGCAGAACCGGTTCCAGCGCGAATTCAGCGCATCGGTCTTCACGCACTCGACGTGGTGAAACTCGCAGATGCGCTGCGTATCGCGATCTTCCGCGGAAGTGACCACGACGATGCGGTCGAACAAATGTTTGTTGGCCGGCAGCGTACAGCGCAGGAAGTCGGAATAGCGGTCACAGACCAACACCGCTTCAACCTTGAAGTCAGGGTCGGGCAAGTTCACCGTGCCTCCGGGGCAAGGGCCGTCATAAGACATCGCTGAGCTCTCCATAGAAATTTGACTGTTCTGTCCCACCGAAGGAACGACGAGTGCCCCATCCTAGATCCCAACGTTCTTTGTTGGGAGCTAGGGTGGGATTCCACAAACCTCAACCTCTGGGTTTTCAAACCAGAAACAAAGGGCTGAGATAGTTATCTCAGCCCTTCCCTAAGTGCAGCTACTTACTGGTTAGTTGTAGACAGGCACCTTCAGGCCGGTAACGGAGCTGATCGCCTGGGGGTTATCAACCGCGTATTGCCGAGCGTCCACGTAGTAGCATCCTTCGTTCGCCGTCGGGTTACCCGACGCCGGATCATAGATCTGAAACACCCACTGACCGCTGCGGTTCTTGAACCAGAACGGTGCCTTGCCCCACACGACCTTGAGCCATGAACCGAACTCCATGAAGTCGATCCGTGTCTGGTCGGCGTGGATGTTCCGCATCACCTCGCGTCCCGCGATAGTGAACTGGCCTACATTTGCGGTGAGTCCGTCAAAGCCGGGCATCTTGCCGTTGGTCATCAAGATTTCCTGCTTGGCGAAGCCCATCTCCTCGTAGGCCTGGATTTGGGAGGGATGCGCGTGCCATACCTGCGACTTGAGCGCATCCGTGCCCAGCGACTGCTCCACGCGGCTGAGCGCCGCGCGCAGCATGGGAAGCGACAGCGGAGCGCCGCCGGCAGCCACACCGTTCGCCACCACATAATTCTGTGTCCGGTTGATGCCGAGATACGTTCCCGTGGTCGACGTGTTGTGGAAGTACGGAATCCCGTATAGAAACACCGGGGTCGTCGCCGCCACGCCCGCGACCATGATGAAGTCGCCAGACGTGGTGCCCGCAGGAACCGCGTCCACGGTAATGGACTGGGCCGAGCCGAGCTTGTTGTTAACGTTGGTGATGTAGCAGGTGCCGCGCAGGGTGTAGGTGTTAGACATCACCTGTACCTGCTGACCCTGCGACACCAGGCGCGCGCCCCAAGGCTGTGAAGTGAGAATAATCGGGTTGGCGCCACCACCGGTGTATGTGGGATCCACCTGGCCGATTTTGCCATCACCCGCCTGCTGCAGGAACTGGTCCCGGTTCTTCGCCATCTGCACAGCCACATCCGCCAGCGTCTTGGTGACCGGGTTTTCTGAGACCACCTTCGGACCGCCCTCGCCGATGATGTCGACCAGCCGCGAATACTCAACCGGGATGACGGTCGCCAGCGGAGTCAGTGTGCCCTGATCCCACTGGGAGAAGTTGCCGGCGGGCAGAATGCCGCCGTCCAGGTTGAACAGGGCGACGTTGCCAGGAAACGCGGTCTGGAAGCGCAGGCGAAAGCTGCGCAGCGAGACCGGTGTGATGGAGCCGCGCTCTGAGATGCGGGAGTCGAGCTTGGCTTCCTTTTCGATGAGCAGCTTGATCACTTCGTTCAAAGCCTCAAGCTGCAGCTGCTGTGTCGTTGATGCCGTGCCGATTATGTTGGACATGAAAGCGATTCCTTATCTGCGGCGTAAGCGCCGCGCCAATCCTTTAATCCCTCACCGAGATGTCATCAGCTGCAGAACGCGAGGAAGGATTGCTTCCCTCGCCACTTTGTCGAAGGGCTTACCCGGATTGGCTCGTTGCCACTCGGTCTGCGCGTGGTCAAAGGCTGCGCTTGAGGTCATCGTTGCGCCCCCACCGCTGGCCGGTCCGGTCGATCCCTTGGGCTCGGTCTTCTTCGTGCTGTCGATCTGGGCGTCTACCTTGGCGCGTTTGGCTGCTGAGGCATTGGCGATCTGCACCCCTGCCTCGCGCAGCTCTTCTCGCGCTACGTCGGGAAGATACTGCTGCACGGCCCGGTCAACGGCCGCGAGTCTACGTTGGCGTGACGCATCGCCGATGGGGAGTCGCTGGAGTGAGTGCATCTGGCCCTCCAGCGCCGGATTGGCCTGAATCTTGCGAATCAGCTTGGCGCCGATGGCTTTGGGGAGAATGTTCTTCAAGTAGGGACTGACGACGCCGCCCTGCTTTTCCACGTTGGCAATGATCCTGCTGATGCCGTCGTGGATTCGCGTTTGGGCCTCAGTCTGCAATCCGCTTTCGAATGACCTTCTCTCCTCCACCTTCTCGCCGTGCTGGCGCTCATTCAATGCGCGTTCTCTCCGGTCCAGCTCATCTGCCTTGCGTCGCAGCGCCTCTGGCTGGGCCTCTATCGCGGGGGAAGTGGCCGCGGATTCTTCCCTGAGGACCTCCAGTGCGTCTTTCACCCGTTGGTCACGGGTGCGTTCCTCCTCAGAGCGATACTGGTTCGCCTTGAGGCGTGCGGTTACATCCTGTGCGCGGTGTTCGAGATCGAGTTCCACCACGTTGTCGACAAATCCAAAAAAGTCTTCGCCGATGACCGGCTTGCCATTCTGCATGATCACGTTGCCGTCAGCGTCGCGCTCGTAAGAAAGTTCCGCGATCTTGCTGAGCGAGGCCATCGTGCCTTCGCGGGTGATCGACCCAAGGAAGGTCTCGCGCACGTCCATCCAGGTGGACGAATAGTCCTGGGCCGCCTTCGCTGAATCGAGGTCGGGAAAGATTTCGCGGTAGGGTTTCAGCTCCGCTGCCTCGCGTGCCGTCTTGTAAAGCTGACCTTTCAGCCTCGCGTCCGCCTCGAGCAACTTGCCAAACTCAGGATTGTCGGTGACCATCTGGCTCAGAACCTCAGGCGTTACGATGGCCTCCAACTCGAGCTGAAAATCCTCTTCTTCCGTGACGGCCGGTGCATCTTTCGTCACGCCGTCCGTATCCGTGACGGCTACAGGCGCCGGAGCTTCGTCCGTGACCAACTCGGGTGCAGAGTCCACGACGGCAATCAGTTCATCACTCACACCAGGCTGTTCTTCAACCGCGGGAATCGCAGCCAGCTTTTCTTTGAGCAGCGCCGCCGCATAGTCTTCGCGAATGGGAAACTTGCCTGGATCGACCTTAGAGGTTGGAACCGATCCCCCATAGGAAGGAGTGGAAGGTGTAGACGCGGGAGCCGCTGCAGGTGCAGGCGCGGCCGCAGCTTGCCCCGTGCTTGCCGGGGAAATAGGTGCCGCCGCCGGAGCGGGAGCCGCGATGGTAGCTTCAGTCATAGTAGGATCTGCTTTCTAATCCGGCTGCAGCCAAAGAGCTGGAGCAAGACGGGTGCCCCACGTTCGCACCGGGGTACGTGGGAAAAATCAGGATGGTTTCCGTTGCTTTATGCGAGAGGGCGTAACCGCTGTTCTACCCACTAACCCTGCAGCTCATCCGCCAACTTAATCAGCGCGTTCGCCGCCTGCACCTGGCCCTGAATATTCCCCGAAGTAGCCTCAGGCGGAAGATGCATCAGCCCACCCACAGTGTTAACCACATCATCGATCTCATGCACAGGGATCTCCAGCGGCTGAGCCGGCTTCAACAAACCCGCCTGCGCCACCACAGCCTTCTGTTGTGCCTGCTCCGCCATCAGCTGTGTCTCGAAAGCGACCGCCGCCGTGAAATACGCCAGTAGGTTCTGCCAACCCGCGGGGTTATCGTCAGGAATATCTGAATTCTCCTGGCAGTACTGCCGGACAACCTGCTTCAGCACTGTGAAGTCGTCGATAGCCTTATCCGGAAGAATTGTTGGCCTTACCTGTCCGGTCGGTCGTCCCGTCCGTGGGTCGACCACGGGCACCGCCTCGGCCTCCAACAGCCGCTCAATGATCTGCAATACCTTGGAACGCATCGCCGCGCCCGGAACCACCATATTCGGAACCCCCAGCGCCGTGGCCGCCTGCTCCTGGTTCGTTGGATCATCGAAGATCGCCTGTGCCAGAGGATTGCTTGCCGCGGCCTGCATCAAATCCATCCATCGCTGCCGGAGTTCCGCCGCGGTGACTGGAAGCCCCTGGTCGGTATCCGCATACGCATGTACGCTGCCTTGCAGGTCGTCGAGCCGGATGTAATCATTGCGGAACTCTGAGCCCCGCTCCAGAATGACCTGCCGCATATCGGCGGTGAGATTGTCTTTGGCGCAATTCACCGCCAGCTCATCGGCCTTCGCGTGCTCCTCCTTCAGGTTTTCCCAATAGATGTTCAGCTTGCCCAGCGCAGAATTCAATTGCTGTTGCTGCCCGCCGAAGGTCTCGACCGATGGGTCGCCCGCGCCGCCATACACTTGCGGAGGAATGCCGGCGAACATCTGTGCGTTGTAGGCCAGCTTATCCAGGTAGCTGAAAGCCTCTTCATGCATCTGGAACTGGAACTGGTAGAGCGCATCGGCCATGCGCACCGCACCAGGAGCCCCCGTCCGCTTCAGCTTCACCAGGTTCAGGACCCCGGGCAGCATCGGCTTGCCCTGCAGCGACTTGGTGTCGATCAGATCCGCATTGGCCAGCGTCACTCCCGAGGAGCAGCGGTCCATGAACTCATGCAGGATGTTGGCCATATCGTTGTAGCGCTTTTGAAAGGGCACAACAATATCGCCGATCGAGGGTGGAAACAGGCCGAATCCCTCGTGTGTGCCCGCCCACGTCCACTCCTTGGTCAGCGATGCTTCGCGTGCCGAAAGAAAAGTGGCGCCGGTATTCACTAACAGCAGGCCATTGGGATACGTCGCCCGCATCCGCTCGCCGAACTCCCGGTCATCCTCCAGATCGAAGGCCCAGGGCTGAATCCAGGTTCGCGACAGTGTTGGCCGCTGATCCTGCAAGATGCTCGAGGACGCCCCCGCCTGCGAATACACCTGCTGCCTGGCAATGCGGTCGATGCTTCCGTTGGCCGAGAGCTCACTGGTCGCGCTCGCCGCGATTTGGTCGTACATATCGGGATACGCCGCCCGTAGTGCTCCCACGTGAACCTCGACCTCGAGGTTGAGAATCGGCGTCTGCCGCAGGTTGTTCGCCCCCGGGTCGCAGTCCACCTCGAGCGGGCTGTAGAGGTTTTGCGCCACCATGCCGTTGGGTACTTCCTCCTCGCCCACTTTCTGAATCACTGGCCCATACTCAGCCGGAAAGAACGAGTCGTCTCCCAGCGGCCGCAGGCATTGCTGGCATTGGTGCCCACCCACAGGCATCGCATCTGCCGGCGAAGTCGCGCCGCAATGGAAGCAGTGGTAGCGATCGGGCGCTAACTGTGTCTCCGTCTCATTGAAGACCGGCTCTCGCGAAGTGCCTGCACGCTCCGCGTCCACCACGTAGCGGGTATGACGAAAGACCGCTCCGGTCGTGTAGAGATACAGTAACTGTTGCTTGAGCAGCGACTGTTCCCGGTTCTGCTGCTCGATGATGTCGATCAGCGTCTGTGCCGCCTTGGCAGTCGTCACATCTGAGAGCTGCTCAGCATCCTCCGGCATCCATTTGGATTTTGGCACCTGCGGAGCCAGCGCCGCCACAAAACCGGTCGCCAGCATCTGGTAAAAGTTGTTGCAATACTGATACAGGTCCTTATCGTCTGAGTCCTGTGAGTGTTCGCCCTGGTTCATCCAGTCGACCGCATTGAAAAACTCCGACTCACCCGGACCGAAGGAGATGAATTGGTTGCCCTTGAAGAACTCCAGGTTTTCCAGGCACCGTTGCATCAGCACCATGCGGTCCTGCGACCACTGGTCTTTATAACTACGCACCAATGCGATCAACCGCTGTTGGTCTTCTTCGCTGAGCTGCGCGCTATTCTGCGGCTCATCAGCCGTGCCCTGCATGGGGTCTGACGGCGTATGCTCCATCCCTCGCTGGGTTTGGGGTACTTGCGTCTGCGAACTCTGGCTCATTGCAACACCGGGGTAAGTGGCCATTTACGCCTGTTTCTTTCCTAACGCTTCCGCTTCGTCGAGCGCCGCGGTCATGGTGTCAAGCTTGGAAGCCTGGACTTCGGCCTTCGGTATCCACTTGACGCTGGGCCCAGCCTGCGCCCGGTTGTAGTCCCGATAAGCCTTCCGCGTGAGCGCATCGGCCAGTTTCGACGGACGGCGGCGAAGGTTCATCAACTTCTCCATCTCGTCCGCTTCCGAATCAATTGGCTCTGCCTCTTCCGCCGTCTTCTCCGAGGAATCGGGCCAGGAAGGCGAGCTGAAGAGAGGTCCACCCAGCCCAAGCGTTGCCAGGCGATCGAGCAGGAGCCTCCGCTCATGGGTCAACTCGTCCACTTGCGTGGTCACCAGGACCATCATCTCCTGGTGCGAAGAGCGGGATATCCAAGGCAGCCTCATCGTCGGTTCACCCTATCCCCTCCGCAGACCAAGAGGTGCCCCATCCTTCGCGCTTCTTGCGAAGGGTGGGATACGCGGCGCTATCTTGACACTTTTTTCCGCAACTACTGCGTGCAGATGTATTCCCATGAGTAAGTTGTCGATGCGGCCAAAGCGGGCGTGGTGGAATTGATGTTGAACCCGGTGAGCGTGATGGCGCTCAGCGGCAGAAAGACCGGCCCAGCCCCTAACTGTGCAGCGTTGGTGGTGACCGGATAAAGAATGCAATGCGGGACGGTGCCGGTGTAAGGCACATTGAACGTGATGGTCGCGACGACTCCGAAGGCCGTCGGTGACGTCCCGGTGCCGATGGTGATGGTCCCAGACAGATCGGTTGAACCGGCGACAATGGTTACCGCGCCTGGTGCGGTGCCGGCTCCCACGCCGGCCGCAATGGTTGGGATGGCGGCAGCACGAACCCCAACATGGACCGAGGAGGTTCCGGGCGCACCATTGCTCCCTGTCTGCTGCGCCACGGCGATGCCGGCCACCGCAGAGAGCAAAACCGCGTATTGACAGCAGTGCCTTACTGCGTGCATGTGTACCCCCAGGTGTAAAGCGTCGATGCGGCAAGAGCAGTGGTGTTTGAGTTGACAGTGAAGGCCGACTCAGATGAAGTCAGCGGAATGTAAACGTTGGCAGCGCCGCTAAGCGCGGAGGCGGCTGCGTTTGCAGCCGCGAGCAAGCACTTGGGCAGCGTTGCGTACGCGGTGCCAAAGGTGAGCGTTGCTACGATTGCGATTGCCGTCGGCGAAGATCCGGTGGTGACGCTGAGATAGCCAGACAGGTCATTAGAGTTCGCGTTGAGCGAAATTGTAGGACCGGTACCGGCGCCGGCCCCGGCCGCTGCCGTCGGTGCCGAGCTGGCTAGGCCACTGAAGTGCTGGCCGCTGATGATGGTGCCAGTAAAGATGTTGCCCAGCATCGAAGCGGCTGCAGTCACATCGAGCGTGATAGGAAACCCGCAGCCTCCGGTGTGCGCAAAGGCAAAAGACTCGGTGCTCAATGTGGGATAGAGATCGAGCCACGCAACGCTCTCGGTTTGCTGCGAACTTGTCCAGCACTTGCTCTGCCACCAGAAGGTGGATCCGTTGACATAAGACCCCGCGGTCGCGCCGGCGGTAGGCAGCAGGTACACGTCGGGCGGCAGGAAGGACATAATCATCCCCCCATTCCGAAAGATCCAGGAGTGGGTTGGATCGGCGTAGGTGTACGTCGTGCCTTGGTTCGCGCTGGTCGGCCCAGTGGGGGCTACGATGCCCGAACTCTTGATGTTGACCAGGATGTGATCGCCCGTGGTCGTGTCATCGTAGACCGCGCTGGAAAAAACGCTGCCGTTGGTGTCGTTCAGCGAAATGCCGGCGACGTTTACAAATCCGACCGCGGTGGGTGAAAGAAAGACTGCCTCGGTCCCGGCGCCCACCTGGTTGGAGCCACTCGCCGTCCAGCCCGTGCCCGTGAGCCGGTTGGTATTGGTGTCATAAAAGGCGTAGGTGCCGATGTTCGAGCAGGCGATATTGTCGAGGTTGACTTGGTTGCCTTCTGTCTGCACGCAACCAGCCGAGTTTCCATTACCAATGTCATTAAAGGTCAGGTTGCTTGCCTGCACATCGTCGTTTTGCAGCTCCGCCATCTGCAGGCCCCACGAGCTGATGTGCGTGGCCACGATGTTAGAAAAGGCGAGGTGCGAGATGAAGCCGCCCGGGCTGGTGCCTACGTTGATGTAGAGTGCCTGTGCGGCGGCGGAGTTGAGCGGGTTGCTGCCGTAACCAGACCCGTAGATGGATCCGTTCGAGATGCTCACCCGGTCTGGCCATTGTGCGGTGGTCGTGGTGGGATCCTGACCGACAAAGACTGCTTCCTTGGCGCTGCCCACCGCAGAGAAACCCGTCACGGTGACGTTATTGCAGGAGTTGACGAGTACCGCCTCAAGATCATTAGCACTGGTGATGTTGGTCGCCGTGATGTCCTGGCAGGGAACCGCGTGCGCCGTATACTCCGAGTCGTACCATGAGGTTTCCAGGCACGCATCCTCGTTGTTTGCGCAGGCCAGGCCGTCCACGCGCAGATCCTGGTCGTTAATCAGGAAGGTGCCGTTGGCGAAGAAGTTCGACACTTGCAGGTTGTGGATCGAGGTACGCACCGAGCTCGCCAACCTGAGGCCGCTCAGGTCGCCGTTGTTCAGCGTCACCCCGTCGAGGGTACAGGTGTTGCACGTCTCGATGTCCACTGCGTAGCCGCTGGATCGTTCTGTGGCTGTCGGTCCAAAGGCAATAGAAAGATTCTGCAGGCCAAAGCCGGTCGCGCCCGTTGACGCGATGCAGTCCGGACCTCCGGTGGTCTGGCAGGCAAGGGAAGACGATGGCCCATCGCCCCAAATGACTACGTTGTTGCCCCCGGAGATAACCGGGCCGTCGCTGTTGTCGAGCAGGTAATTGCCGGCCGGGATGTAGACCGCTTTGCCTTGGATGTTGGCCGCCGCGACGGCATTCTGCAAACCCGCCGTGTCGGCCGCCATGGACGAGCCGTTGCCCAGCGCACCAAAGTCTTTGATTGATAGAGAGTCTTGCCACTTCGCGGTGCTGCTGCGCGTCACCGCGCCGGTTCCTCCCTGGTTGTAACTAAGGCTGCCGGCCGTCGGATTGTTCACCGTATACTGTGACCCGGTCCAGGTGTAATAGGTGTATGGTGTGGTGGTCACATCCACCAGTCCCAGCGATGCGATGCCATGCACGGACGCAATGACATTGGCCGCATTGCCTGGCAGCACTTCCCGGTACCACTCCGAGTTGAGGATGATCGAGTTGATGCCGGTACTCGTCTGGTTGGCGGTAATCGCCTCTTGCAGCCCCCCTGTCCCGGAGGTGAGGTAGTAAGGCGGCTCGTGGACATTCGCCGTCGCCATGTTGACCGAGCAGACGTTGATGTACACCGAACTCGGCGTGGCAATTTCGGTGAGGCTCGGGTTGCCGTCAACAATCTTGATCGGCACCCCGGTCGCGAAGGCGGAGAAGCTCTTCCCACCGCCGGTAACCCGGCAAGTCGCAGGCAGGAAGACAAACCCTCCGATCGCCGTGCCAGGTACCTCGAATTCGCCGTACTGCGCGGCGATTATCTGGCCTTCAATGTTCTGCGCCTGGACGTGGGGGAAACAGGGAACGAGGGCGAGAACCACCAACAGTGCTTTCTTCATAAAGTGAGTGATTGCCTTAGTCGAATTCCGTCACCCGGACGATCGTTGTGTTCGTGCTTGCCGACCTTAGGTTGATAAGCAGTGTCGCAGCGATGGTATACCCTCCCGAATTATCCGGCGGCGTACCGATCACTATCCCATATCCTCCGCCTTGAGGGACTGGTGTGCCGAGCAAAATCGGCTCGGACTGTGGCTCGATCGTGTATGTAGTGGTGAATGGTGTGGCTGAGCCATCGTTGAACTGGTACGCGATGCCCTGGCCAGTTCCGCCATTCGCGCTGCCGTCTTCGATGATCTCGACCCGCCGGGTCACTTGGGTTGCAGAGACGGCGACAAACGCGCCGGCACTGCCGTTCAGCGTAATCAATCGTGTGTGGGCCATGGTTAGCCTTTCTCTTTCCGCATCTTCATCAGTGTTTCGGCCAGCCTCGCGCGCTTGCCTGTCTTGCCCCCAGCGTCCTCGCGCTCGCTGGCGAATTCTGCCGTACTCTCGCCGGCGCGTTGGGCCAGCGCCTTGAAGGTTCCGGGCTTCTTGATCGCTCTTTCGATCCAGTGTTTGCTGCTCATATGAGGGACTCCTTCTTTAGCATCTCGTCGAGTGCGACCAGCGCATCCCAGTCGTCATGTAGCTTGGTCACATCCTCGAGGAATGAGCTTTTTTTGTCGTCCTGTTGCGCCATCGCGATATCGGCCTTAACCGTGGCAATCTCCACCTGTTCGTACCTCGAGATAGCGTCGGCGTCCCACATTGGCAGCTTGTCTGCCACCGCCACCACGAAATCTCTGGCGTCTGAGATCTCAGCATCGGGGAGGACGCGCACGGCGACGGGCCGATGCGCTGAGCATCCCGAGATAAGCAGCAGCATCACGCCGTGGATCAGGCACGAGAGCCAGAGGGCCATTGGGTTACCCCGTTAAGGATTTGGAACCACTTACTTGGCTTTGCCGAACGCCGCCTCGACCTGGGCGACAACCTCGGGGAACTCGGTAATCAGCTTCTTCACTTCGGCCACTACGGAAGCATCGAAGGCGACGTTGACGCCGTTGGCGCCCGCCGCCGTCTCGGTAGCTTGCACGGCCGCGACCAGCTCGCCCAGCGCACCGAAAGCAATCTGCTCCACCGCCGCAGCCTGTGGACTCACCAGCGAAGTCAGCGACTCAATAACCTGTTCTTCGTTCTGTAGACCGCCGAGGACCGTGACCACCTTCTTCGAAACAGTGACTACATCTTTAAGTAGGGACGCGAATGCGTGCCCGGCCGACTGCCAGGTAAATGCCATGGGAACTCTCCTTATGTGTGTTGTGTTACACGGTTTGCAAAAGTCAGAGGTTGGAGAAAGCACTGTACGGGTGCCCCATACCGCGCACGTCTTTTGTGCAAGATATGGGAATTCCATACCTTCCCCAGACTATGCGGGAAGATTTAGATTAGTTTTCGGAGCTTTCGTACGGAAGCACCACCGTTATTGACCTTTAACCATGGTGGTGGTCAACGTCGGCACCGGGCTACTTTTCAGATAAGCAAATACTGCCAGCAATGCCGGCACAGTAGCCAGCTTGACCATATTGACAAACCCCGCCCTGTCGAACGTAAATACGCTAGGCAGCGCGATTGCGCCGCTAGCCGCCGAGGCAAAGGCCGAAATAGCAGCCGCTGCCAAGCCGTGAATCCATACCTTGAGATTGTTCATGGTACCCTCCTCTTCTCTTTTAGTACGGCGTACAAGCGAAGCTGATGACATCGCCAGAGGCCGTGGTTCCAGAAAGCGTTGCTGTAGTCTGGCTGCTAGCGGTTTGCTTAATCGTATCCGCAGTTGTAGTCAAATCGTTGGCCGTGCAGGCATAGCCATGAGGAGCAGTGACTCCGGTCGTAAGCACTACCGTGCATGTGCCCGAGGTGCCCGAATCGTAGGAACCTGCCGTCGCTCCACCCACCAGGGTGCTGTTGTTGCATCCGCTGGCCGTAAAGGTCGTTCCCCCGGCAAACATGTTGGCCGTGTTCAGCGCAGGCGAGTTGCTGAGCGTGGGCGCATTCGTTGATAACGCCGGCTTGAAAGCCGCACAAGTCATTGTCATAGGACTGGCAGAGCTACTTGTAATAGCAGGAGTTATGGCCCCCACTGCAGATTGAACTTTGTACTGCGCGAGAGAATTAGCGCCTCCTGCTGCTGCGCCTGCCGTAAATCCTGCGCCTGCCGTAAAGTCGTCTGCTCCCGTCTCGTTTTGGGCGGCACAAAATAGGTAATCATTGGCAGAGGTTGTGGTGATCGCGGTGGAACATGGGCTTGAAGTTACAGCGATGGTATCAGCATAGCAAGGGGCTCCGTCAACAGGGTAAGACGAGGCAATGCCTGTGGCCGTATCCCCTAGTATCACCAATCCACTACTGCTACTCGAACTGGTAACCGTTGTCGTGGTTATGGACGATGCAAGAGGGCCGAAGTAAAAGAGCTGGGTCTGACCTACGATATCCGGGGGGTTATAAGAAGCTGCGACTGCTGTATAGACATTGCTCGCTGAATCAGTTACCGAGAGAGTCGCGCCACCGGTGTAGTTATAGACACCAATGGCAACAAACTCTCCGATGGCTGGGGCGGTGCTCCAGGTGCAAGTGGAAGTAGTTCCGCTTGTTGTGAAATGGGCGCAGGTCTTTGTCGTTGGAGTCGAGATTGCTCCGCTCCCATGCGACACCAACACTTCGTCGGTAGCCGCGGCATTGCCTGGCAAGCGAGCTGCCACGCCTGAAGCTCCAGCATATGCAAGGTCACCTAAAGTGGTTGAATCTCCTAGAGTCGTCGTAGCAGTTGGTGTGTTGTAGTGGGCAAAGTAGCCATTGCTGTCAGAATTGACTGATTGGCCGGTGTAAGCATTTACGACGGCCGGGTTGGGATATGTCCATGGTCCGGACCCGTAGGTAAACCAGATATCGTCCACGACTGCCATGGTGTTGTAAGCACTGGTGATCGAGACAGCAGGAAATCCGGCATGTCCGTACTGGGGAAGGGTAATGTGAGAAATGCTCGCCCTGGTGCATCCGTTGATCAAATAGATTGCTGCTGGATTACTGCTCTCCCCTGTTTCCGTGTAGACGTGGTCTAAGGCGAAGCTTGAGACGGTCGAGTTTCGCGTGTCGTTGCAGAAAACTGCAGAGTTCCCGGCCCCCGGATGAACGATGGTTCCGTTGCTAAAAGTGAAGTCTCGCGTAAAGTTGCCGCTGTCGGTCTGAATTAAGAGCGGCGTGCCATAAAAGCCAGCATTAATTGAGCTATGGGTCCACGTCGTTTGGCAACAGGCTCCGTAGATCTCTGCTGGATAAGCATCGAGATTATCGAAAACATTCACTGCATCGAGAACCGAGGCGTCTGCAATCTGCCCAGTCAGCAGGAAGCCGACTCCCGTAGAAGTCGCATGACCGCCGCCACCATCGTTTGTGATTTGAAAGCCGTGGTCGTAAACGTAAGGGTAGTTCAGACTGGTGCCGCTCACGATCTCGTATATGACGCTCGGATTCGATGAGCTATTCGTTGTGAACTGCATTTGGGGGCCATTCGAGGCGCAGTTACTCGTAACTGTCGTTCCTGCGTACTGCTCGACAACTGGAGTGGTGTTAGTCATCGATCCGGTCCAGTACACACCACACGGAAGGATCAAGCCGACCTTATCGTTGTTGTTGTCGCCAATCACAATAGTGGCGGCAATTGTTTGATTTCCTGACTCTCCACTGCTGTCACAAAGTAGTGACGTATTTCCATTGGTGCCGTTCAGGGCATCGCTAAGGCAAGCGTTGACGCGGACATCGACCGTTGCTCCGGTGTAAAGCTCGGAGTGGGATATGCCGTTGATCGCCTTTACTGCCAGAGGGCCGCTGAGCGTTTGGAGTGTTGTTAGTGCTGGATCGAGGTAATCCGTGCCCGCCGTCGCCGCCACCACCCCATTTGCGCTGCCACTGCCCTTGAGCACCAAGTTGGTGGCTGGAGTGCTGGCGCCTCCGGATGCGATGCACCCACCCGCTTGCGGAGAAAACGCATAGCCTGCTGTACCGCAACCCGTGAGCCCGCCCCAGTAGCTTGGCGTGAGATAGTCCGTATTTGGCGTAGCGACGGATGCACTGCCGGCTGTTCCACTGCCCTTAAGCAGATCGCTGGTTGCAGGGATCGACGAGGCGGTAAGGGCATTATTGAGCACAAAGAGATCGGTGGCGATCTTTGCTGTGTTGTCTCCTGAACCCTGCGTGGTCGCTGTGCTGCCGTTGGGGATTGCCGAGGCTCCGGCAAGCGCTGTGGCTGTGGCAACGTTCCCGCTGGGGATCACATAGTCGGTTCCCGGAGTCGCTGCTGCGACTGAGTTCGCTACTCCTGCACCTTTCAATACGTTCGATGTGGCTGGAGTGCTGGCGCCTCCACCGGTAGCGTTTTGCACGTACTGCGAGCCATTCCAGGCATAAGAGGTGTACGGCGTGGTGGTGACGTCCACCAGGCCAAGATTGGTATTGCCGTGTACCGAAGCGATAACCGCGGACGGGCTCGATGGGGCAACCAGCGTGTACCATTCCGCATTCAGGATGATGGTATTCGGCCCGCCGCCGCGGTCGATCCCGTTGGTAAGTGCCTCCTGCAGACCGCCGGTTCCCGAAGTAAGATAGAACGACTCATGGCTATATATCGTCGGCAGACTGACAGCGCAAGAGTCGATAAACACTGCGACTGGAGTTGCGATCTCGGTCAGGCTCGGATCACTATCGACGATCTTGATGGGGGCTCCCATAGCGAATGCATTAAAGTTCCGGCCGCCTCCGCTCACGTGACAGGTCGCCGGCGGAAACTTGAAACCATCACCCATCGCAGGTACCTGGAATTCGCCAAACTGCGCGGCGACGATTTGACCTTCAACATTCTGCGCCTGGACGCGGTCGCAGAATGGCAACGTCGAGAGGGCCAAAAGAAGAAGCGCCCACAAACGGCAACGTCTTACTCTGCGCATGTGTACACCGATGCTCCAGAAATCCTGACATGGAAAAGTAGAGCCGGGTGCTTCATATCTACCCGCGTTCTTTCCCGGGAGATGTGGGTGGGACCTATGTAGCTTAACCGCTAATCTGCGTGACGCAGACCAGTCGTTGCTGGCGCTCACGCCGCTGCTCTCCGTAGCCAGCCCGCCCGATACACGGCCAGGTTTGGATTCTTTGCCGTCAATGCGTCGTAATAGTTCTCCGCTTCTCCCCGTAGATCCTCCAGCACTTTCTGCGGATCCGCCAGATCAAGCGCGTGCAGGGTCAGCGGCCCGATCCGGCCATCACCCACTACGGTCACTGCGTCCTGCAACATCTTCGCTGCGTTCACCACTCCGACATTCACCCCCAGTGACAGCAGCTTGTTGGCGATTTCCTGATTTGCGATCTCGACGATACATAGCGGCTGGCAATAGCTGATATCGTAAATCCCCCTGGCAATCTGCAGCGCCGCCGCTTGGCCCATCGAGCTGAAATAGAGGCAGTTGGTCAGCTCCGGATGCCAGTGCTCGTCGATTCCGAACCTGGTCCGCTTGCCGTCCGGTGCCGTCGTAATTACGCCCGAGAGCGTCGCGTCTTCCCAGCTCAGCACGTAATCGATTGCCGCATTCACGTTTGCCATCTAATGCACTCCAAGCAGATGGGCCAGAACGGCAATCATTGCGCCGCCTGCTCCGCCCCCCAGTAGCGCCAGTGAGGTCGCGACAAGCTTTGCCTTGCCATTGGCCTCGCTATTGCCGATTTCCAGCTTGTCGATGCGCGCCTCGCTCTTGTCCATGCGCACCTCATGGCGGATCAGCGTCGCCTCCACGATGGGTAAGCGTCCATGTTGCCCATCCAGCCCGAGCTCCCGGCGAAGCATCTTCAGTTCGTTGCCGTTTTCGCGACCCTGTTCCAGGCTCTCGTCCACCTTGCCCTTCACCTCCGCCAATTGCTCAAGGATTTGAGCATCGATCGTCCGCGTTGTCGCCAGCTTGTCTTTTGCAGTCGCCATTAGAACGTCACCGTCCCCGAGAATTGCACTGGACCGATAATCGTGATCGAGTAGACCCCAGAAGGCACGCCCACGACCGTGAGGCCGAGGTTAGGGCTGGTAAAGCTGCCGGCGTGGGCCGTCAGGTTGGTGGTGCCGGCGGCAACGCCCGTAACCAGTCCGGTGGTCGCGTTCACCGTCGCGTAGCCGGTCACTGAGCTGGCATAGGAAGAAGCCACGTTGCCATGACTATCTGTCGAGGTGCAATTGGTCGTCGAGCTGTCGGAATAAATGCAGGTGGCGACGAGCTGGTTTGTGCTGCCCACAAACAGGCCTGTAACTCCGCCGGTGGTGGCGAGATGCAACCCCGTGAGAGTTACAGCGGGACCCGAGAGGGTCAGCCCAAAGGCCGGCGTGACGGTACTGCCGATGGTCGCCTGGATGGTGGGCGCTCCGCCCGCCACCGCTCTCACCAGGCCGGGGTTTGCCGAGCCCACCGCGCCGACGGTCGCCAAGGCTGTGTTCGAGCTCGACCACACGGTCACCGCGTCCCCGTAAATGTCGGCCACCGTGCAATTCAGATCGGGGCCGCTCGAGTAGTGGCAGAAGGCCGAGAATTGCAGCGTTCCGCCGACCGTCATGGTGTTTACGCTGCCGGGCGTAGTGAGGTAGGCGCTCACCAGCGTGGGAGTAGCTGTCGTCACCGTGAGGGGCACGCTGGCCGTAAGGTTACTGATCGTGTATGCCGCGGTTGCCACGGCGGAAGGGTCGTAGAACGCGGTGAAGGTTCCGGCGTCGAAAGTGCCGCTTACCTGGGACGTGGCCCCGTGGGTATCCTCTTGGTGTTGGTCGGTTGCGTTGGCCCCAAAGCCGGCCTCGAGCGTGTCCGTGGTGATGGTGCATCCGGTGGTCGGCGGCGAGGCTGTCTGCCCACTTCCGGAAGGCCGCCCCGCGCACATGCCGGAGGCCTGCATGTTGAAGGAAACGCCGTCAATGATCCAATGCCCGTAGTGCTCGCAGTAGTACGAGGTTCCTCCCGAGCTGCAAATTTTGCCCTCCGCCGGGTTTCTCCAGTCGAGCTTTCGGATGTGATGCCAGGTGTTGCCGTTGAGCAGAGGCGTTATCCCCGCGGCGATCCAGGACGTGTTGGAGGTTCCTCCCACATCCCAAACGGGCGAGTTGGTCACGCAACCCGTAACCTGGTTGCCCCACTGCCAGTTGATATTCTCGCTGGGATCAAAAATCTGCGAGTCGTTCTCGCAGGTAAAATTCGCTCCGTTGCTGGTAGGGTAAAGTACCCAGAAATCGGCCAACACATAGGTGGGCACGGCGGCGCTGCTGGAAAATCCGCCCGAGCGCGGCCACAGCACATTGGTCTGCGACGTCGTCGCCGGCGTCTGCGAGAAGGTCATGCAGTTCGCGGCCGCGCCCGGATGGCCGGCGGGACACCCAACCAGTCCGGTGGGACTCCCTTGCGGATTATTCGCCGAGGCCGGAACACCCGAGCCTCCAGGGTTGTCGGAGGTACAAAACGATGTGCCCGGACTCTGGCAGTCGGGCTTTTTCCAATTGCTTGCCGGGCCGGTCCCGGTGCTCTGCGCGATGGTGCTGGTCTCGTAGAGAGAGGATCCCGTCCCCGCCGTGGAGCTGTAGACAAAGCCCGCGATCGCCTTGAGCGTGGCGCTCGAAGAGACCAGAATTGGCCCCGCGTAGAGCGTGGAAGTGTAATCCGGCGTCGAGCCGTCCGTCGTGTAATAGATGTTCGCTCCCGCCGTAGTCGTGGATAGCGTGACTGACCTCGTTCCCGAGTAGGAGCCTGCGGCGGGCGAGAACGTCGGAGGGGCAGCCACGTTCGAGCTGGCCGCCGTGTAAGTAGCGCAGATGGTCGGACTCTGCGAAAAGCCAGAAGCAGTCGCGTTCGCGCACAAGATATCCACCGCTGCCGGGTCAACATAAATGGAGCCTGAATAAGCTGTGGCCGGGGTGCATGTGCCGCTCCCCGTAAAGCACCAGAGAATGGATGCTCCCGTCGTCGAATCCGTGATCGTCGTGCTCGTTGGCATGGTGTATGTGCCGGTCGGCAGCGTGAAGACAGGAGTGGCAGTTACCTGTCCGTAAGTCACTGCCGTGAACCAAAAGAGCGACAGAAGAATGATCCTGTTCACATTCCTCATGGGATCGTCGCCCTGAATGTCGTCGACCCTGCGCCCACGCCGGTGACCAGGCCGCTCGAGCTCACCGTAGCGACCGTCGGCGCCGAGCTGGTAAAGGAACTCACCGCGCTTCCATGAATATCGGTCGTGGTGCAATTGGTGGTCGAACCATCCGCGTACGTGCAGGTCGCGATGAGCTGGTTGGTCGTCCCGGCGGATATCGAGGTGACACCCCCGGTGGTCGCCAAGGTAAGTGAACTGAGCCCCAGGGTGTTCGGCCCGCTAACCGTGACCACGAACGGCGGGGTACCTGCTACTCCTCCGGTAATCGTCGCATTGATGGTGGCGGTTCCGATGCTGACCCCGCTGACCAAACCGGAACTGCTGACCGTGGCCACTGTGGTGTTCGAGCTTGTCCACGCCGTGACCGCATTGCCATGGATATCCGTGGTTGAGCAGTTGGTGGTCGAGCCATCCGAGTATTTGCAATAGGCATAGACCTGGAGTGCGCCGCCGGTGTTCATGGCATTCACCGGCCCCGGGTTGCTCACGTAGGCGCTCGTCAGGGTGACGGCGTATGCCGGCAGCGCGAATATGAGGAGCACTCCTGCGAGAATCGCGGCTTTGAGCTTTCTCATGGGACCGTCACCGCCGTCCATGCCCCCGCTGCGCAGACGTAAAGCGAGGTGCTCGCCGTCCCATCCGTCCGCAACCAGAGCGAGCCGTTGCCGATCGGCGTCGTGCCGCAAGTTGTGCCCGGCGCGCCCGTACCCGTGCCGATATTGGTGGTGCCCAA